ACCAGCACCTTTTATTTCAACATCAAAAGAGACTGTTCGAAGCATTCCTGCGAAAACCTGTTGCTCGGTACCTAATGACGGACGGACAGACGAGCGCTCTATCATACGAGCACCTTCATTTGACCAACTAGGACTCTCCACTTTTATAGCGTCAGCACTTGCTGAAGGACTAGGATCAACATTGTACGTTGATTCAATCTTTGCCAGCATGACTTCACGAATTGTTAACATTAAAATTGCTCCATAAAAAAACCCGCCGTTAAGCGGGTTTGGTTTGTTTGTCTGTTTTTGGTTTGTCCTGCTTGCCGTCTGGCTTGCCTTTAATATGCAGGCCGCCAGCTTTTGGCTTAACCTCTTTACGCGGTTTATCACTCATAGTTATGCACTCGGGTCAGTTATTGAACGTCTATACTTAATTAAAAATTTGCCTTCGACCATTGCAGTTTCAGTTTCACCTTCACCGCTTATTGCGGGAGGTGACCACCCTAGTTCATAGATAGCATGTACTATTGTAGGTAAACCAAGATCCCTGGCGGCCATTAACGCAACTGTAATTTCAGTTTTTAACAAATTTAATCTGGTCTCAGGTGCTGTATTTTTGGAATGTGCAAAAATTGTTACTTCAAGATCTGAATCAGTAAACTGCATATTTGCATCAGAACCCTCAACGATAGTATCTGCACCCATTGCCACATCAATACAATCAACTATTGATTTATCCCAGGCATGAGTTCTGTTTCGCTTTACATTAGTTCCTGCTGTAGTCGAGCTTGTCAGTGCTGCCAATATAGCAACAAGAATGTGTTCTGCTTTATGTAATGCCATGATTATTGTTCGTGCAGTAGAATGCGTATGAAACCATTGCCATCAGGCTGCAGCTCCATGAATTTGTAAGTTGTACCGTTGATGATAATTGTATTCTTCACGGTCTGTGAGGCTGCCGGAAAATCGCTAACTTTACCTGTTAAATTTGGCTGACTGGATTCAATGCCTTCAGCGTCAATGTAAGTATTACGAAAACTAATACTGATCTGACCACCATCGTAAGTAGCGGCCACACCAGCACCATCAATTAACTGAAAAAATTCATTTAACTCATCGTCATTAAACATAATTACGACTAGTTGTTACCGTTATTCTTTTTATTCTTTTCAGCTTTAGTGGCCTTTCCTTTGGCTATTGCCCATGCCCCAAAAGAGTCAGTGACTTCAACTATATCATCACGTTCAACAGTTTTTTTGTCGTAAATAAAACCTCGTATTGCTTTAATTTTCATAATTCACCTGTATATAATTTGATATTAAAGAAGAACCGCAATAATTGAACTGCGATCCTTCAACTAAGAAAACCAGTTAATTAGAGAGTAATTATCTCGTTACACTCTGCAAAACTCTCAGCATGACGCACACCCAAATCAGCTTCAGTAATCGCCGTTACTTGAACAATTCCAGCTTTTGACTGAGTGTAAGGATCAGCAATAATATCTAGTGAGCCCCATAATCCAATCAGTAAATCGGAGAAATTGCCAAATAACATTGCCGACAAATTACTGCCTGTGCCCTTCGACAAATTACTTGGTGCATTATTTGTTTTAAATACAGGGTAACCAAGAAGAGTCTCAATCATATTCATGATCATAACACTATCTGTACTTGCGACTTTAGGAGTCTGCAATAATGTACCTACAGTCGCATAGTTAGCTATATAACCAAGCGAACCCATAATGGCATTATCAATACCGACTTCCTTCATGAGATTGACGACCATTGCCCAAGTAGGAGCGCCGCCATTAGTTGCCAGTGTTACAGAACCAACTCCTGATGTATTTAGTATCCCAGTCGGTTCAGCACCTGAACCAGAACCGTTAATACCAACACGATCAAGCTCTACCGCCAAACTCATTGCCAAGTCATTTCGAACCATTGATTCAATATCCATTGAAGACTGAACCAATAATTTGCGCGTGTAATCCTGATTTGCCGCCAGGCTATTGGGTGACAATGTTACTTGATCAAATACTGCATTACCTTCTGTTGGTGCAATACCTTCAGCAACCCAGTAAGCAGTCGCACCGGCCGTCTTGCGTGGTATCGCCACATTACCTTGCAAACCAGTTAATACAGTGGCACCAGCTTGGTCAAGAACCATTGCATTGCGTAAAACATCAATAAATGATCCAGCGACCAAATCTGTTGCAACGGTGTAACCGGCCTTTGCAGTATCCCCTGTCGCTGTAGTCAGATCACGTTTCGAGATCATTACATCCATTGGGACAAGCATGCCTTGCGCATTTCTTCCTGTTTGCTTTTCAGTTGCTGCAGATACTTCCATTTCGAATGCCGCAGATTCTTGTGCACGCTTATCGCCAGGATTAGCAAGTGAATTAATTAAGCGTACAAAAGAGAAGTTTTTTACTTCCTTTTTACTTAATCCTATTTCAGCACTGGGTACCGGCGTTCTTTTTGTTTCCGCCAACAGCATTGCATTTAAGTCATCGACTCCCTTACCTTCGCTGATACACCGTCGAGCAAGCTCAACGCCACCAATATCAGAATAAGTATTTCCGATAGCTTCAAGATCACGAACACCTGTTAGGTAATCTGCGCGTGCTTTGTCTTCGATTGCTTGAACATTTATTTTTGGTTCAGGCGCGGATCGCTGTACAGGCTCTTGTACAGGTTCTTTCTTAATTGGATCAGGCATAATTTTCTCACCTTCGATAGTTGTTTCATATTCACAGCCTTCTGATCTTCCAACACCAACGGTCATATCAGCCGGGACAGATACAATCGAAACCTCTAAAGGCTCCCAATCTGTTGCCCTGAAGACATCACCATCATCGCTAGATTCTTCTAGCTGCATCCTGTGAATTGCATAACCCACACTCACATGCTTTCTAATCTCATCAACAATATCGGTGAAAATCTCATTAGCTCGATCACTTCTCCCGAAGCGAGCTACTAAACGACCGCGCCGGTCGCTGCTAATAGATACATCAACGACCGTACCAACGTGATCAGACGGATTGTGATCCACTAAAATAGGTCCGCCATCTTGCATCCGACCAAGTCGAATTGATGACGGGCTATGGTCCAAAACTTCTTCACCAAACCATCGTTTTACGGGAGTTTCACTCGAAAACGACAATTCAACGGTTCGTTCTTTTTCGTTAATATGCTCCCTTGATATAGTGTGACTACGGTGCAGTACACCTGTTTTAATTTTTCTCGCGTTATTCACATTGATACCTTCTGTTGGTCACCTAATTCAAGATTCATAGATTCAGCTTTTGCTTTTTCCTCTGCTAACTCGTTCCAAGTATCATCCAGATCATCACCTGTTGAAGAAATAACTTGCCGGTTAGATTTAAAGCCATGCTTGACTGCGAGGACATTCGCTTGCATATCCTTTAATGGATCAACCCATGCCCATCGCCTGCCTACCCATAATGGTGCATTAAATTTTTCAAACCTGCTTGTTGGTAATGAATTACCGTTTGGCGTAGTGATTTGATTATTTAATAACGCATATCGTAACCAGGTCTCAAACACATCTAACAGAAATACTTCAATAAACCAGTTCTGTAAAACTATCCAATTATCTCGCTCTTCCAATACACCTGCGCGAATGCTTGAAAAATTAACCCCTTCAAGATCATTGGCAATCGTATTATAAGCAACCCCCATTCCTGACGAAATACCGCGTAAACAGTTTTTGACAAATCCTTCATAATTTGCGTGCGGGTAATCTGGAGAAAACTCCTTAAAATCATAACCAGGCGGTAGAACACCAAATATGCCTGGCTCAGCTTCTTGAATTAATTCGCCTGTAGTACTGTTCGATTCATCTGCTAGCGGTGTACCGTCACCATCAGGAGTTGTAAAGAAGCCCATTTTTGACGCACCGATGCGAGCTGCTATTACCGCAGCTTCTTCAAACGCGCCAAGATTTCGAAGCTTACTCATTGCGGCATGCATCCATGGAACACCACGTGATTGTTCAGGTCGATCAACTAAATGTAAATGATAGATTTGATCTGCTGGTACACGATCATAACCTTGGCCGTTATGAGAATATCCCGTATCCCCTGGATGGTTCATTTTTAGGTGATACGCTAATACCTCACCAATAGGCGACATTTCAACACCCATTTTTATGATAAAACCATCAGGTAACACCTGATTTCTGTTTACATCTAATCGATCTATATCAACATGCATCAATGAAAAACCATAAGGGTTTTCGCTTGAAAACACTTTACGCACTATTGCCTCGCCATCACGTGCCACTGACTTAATAATGATTCTGGTTTTTGTAACAAACGATGTTTTCTTCGAGGCATCACTGAATTGCGAACGACACCAGCGCTTGAATGACTTCTCAATGGCATTATTAGCCATTTGATCCAAGGTGCCGCTGTCATCCTTGACCTGCATCTGCAAAACAAAACCATGAGGGCCGACAACATGTGTCGAAACCATTTGCATGAATTTTTTTGCGTATTCGTTATTGTCTGCAAGGTCTCTTGATCTTGCACGCAACTTGTCAAGAGCAGCATAAATGTCAGCATCAGCCGACCTATTGGATGCAGTCCAACTGTTTAAGATTCTAACGGTATTAGCTGCTGCATAACTTCGTTTAATCGCATTTTTCGTGTTACTAAAAAACGAGGCAATAACAGTCCGCGTCGCTGAATAGCGACCTGATACCCATTTAGTGAATTTCATTTAAAGGCGAACCTTGATATTCGATTGTGAATCAAGGCCGCGTCGAATTCGTTCGGCTTTCAATTCTGATTGATACTCAGTTTTAAATCTATCCCGCAACAATATTAATTCAGAGTACGGGCGACTCGCCAAGGTCTTCCCGTCCACTGATATACTTTGTTGTGAACGGCTGGCAACGCGTAATATTGTAGCCTCCACAGCGTCTAGAATCTGCTTAACAGTACTACGAGGATCGACACTAGCAGAATCATTATCAGATAAGACAACTACAGTACCTGAATCAACCTTTACACGCTCACCATCACTGCTGCGGGTTATGTACACCTGCCAGCGATAAGTACCTGATGTATAACCTGCAGTTGACACTGATGACACTTCGACCAAGTATGTGCCATCTGACTCAATCGCTGTAATTTCTATTTCCGTTGCAGCGTTATCAAGCCGAAGTGAATATTTAAGTGAATAACTAGCCAGTGGATAATCAGCCGCCAAATCATCTCTGCGCCATTGCCAGCGATCACCTATCACTAACTTATCAGGCATCATAGCCGGATAATTTACTGAATCAAATAAGTTTCCCATTAACTATTTCCACCCGGTAACAAAACCACTCTTTCGCGTAGGCCTGTTAGTAGTATTTTTTTCAGTTTGTTTGGTTTCCCGCACAATCATTGAATTATTTTCAAAAGGTGCAGCCCAAGCTGGTGGCTTTTCCCAGTCAATTTTGTTCGCCTTTAATATAAAGCAGCCCGCTCGACTATAAACAATAAGGTCAAACGCTTCATTTCGCGCACCTGCAGGATTAATCCAGCCCTTAGCTGTACGCTCTTCTGCTGTCATTTCGTTAAAAAACCAAGTACCAAGCCAGTTGGGGAAATGAATATACCCTGGTCCGAATACTTCTCTGGACAAATCCATATCAATACCATCTTTTAGTAGATTAGTGTTGATCATGTACACAGGGATATCGCCATAAGCAGCGGCGCTTCTATCCTTTCTTTTTGAAGAGTCAGGAAAAACTTTCTTAGTTCGAGGTGCAGATATTGTCGATGCACCTTTTACAAGAACAAATCTCCTGGATAATTTTTGTTTTTTTAATTTACGGTAGAACTTATATGCATTATCAGTAACGCCAGCGGCACCACCCGAATCGCATACTGTTAGCAAGACCCTTAATTCATGCCCATAATCTTCTACTGGGTATGACTTTTGAATAACTTTATCAATCAGCAAATCCCAATCTTCGAGATAACCAGCAGGATTTATAGGTAATGATGATTTCGACTTGTCATATCTATGCGACATAGAGATATCAAACCTATCAATCAGCACATTTTCTAAACCTTCGCCGTAACCATGTGCTTGAACAACAAATTTAGTTTTTTGAATATCGACATTAGCAATAATAAACCTGACCCATGGCGGTGCCACACGTTTCGGCAAGTCTTCTGCTCGCGCCTCAAGCTCGCCAGGCTCTCGCTCATCTGCATTGCGCCTAAGCAAATAAGGCTCACCTTGATCAACATTAACAGTTGTCTTTAAAGCTTCTTGCTCTCCGGTTTGTTCGTATTCCTGTTCTGCCTGGAGAAATTTTAGAACAAGGTCTTTCCAGGTCTGGAATGCAGCAGCTGGACCCTTTAACCAAAACGAAGCAATGTCAGACTTTCGGCCTTCACCTACGACCTTGCCATTTTCTACATACTGGCCATCAGCCAACCAAAGACC